TCATTTTCTTTGTGTTTTAGTAATTAAAAACTTTCCTTTTCAACATTTATTGTAATGTTATCTTCATCAAAGTACTTAATGATGTATATCGTCTTTCCTTCACGGAGGATAACAGAAGAGGGTAGTTTGCCAATTTGGTTGCGGAAGTAATGAAAGGTGTTGTATATGCCTTGTTTAAAATACCTCACATTTCTTTTAGCCTTATTGAGTTCCTCTTCTAACTCTTCAACTTTTTCTTCTGCTTTTATGGTCATATTGCACAAACGCAATAGCTCTTTTTTTGCTGCTTGAGGGTTTCCATTAATCCTATCGCAGATTGAGGAGTAACTTATATCATAATCGTCTATTTCCATTGTATTTTGTGATTAAATTGTTATACATTCCACTCTTCTTTTGTTAATTGCTTGCCACAGTCTTTGCAAAATAAGGCGGTTACTTCTACAGTGCAGTAGTGGGCAAGGGTGCGGAGCTCTTTATGTTTGTGGGGGCAGGTGTTTAATGACGAATGACAAATGACAAATGACGTGTCGGACGTGGCAGAACTGACACCTGACAGCTGACACCTGACCCCTTTTTTACTTTCTTTCATAGCGTTGTGTGAGCATTTTTTCAAAGATAGCGTTTACTTTGCTTACTTCGGTGGGGGTGAGGCGTTGGAGACTCTTTTTGAAGGGGTTTTTGCTACTACAAAACCATTTGCCAAGGCGTTTGATGTCGGCATACTTGGGGTTGGCTTCGTCGCGCCAGCCGAGTTCGTGGCATAGGGCTAACAGCTTGGCGTGTTGCTTGTTTTGGGCATCGAAATAGGCGTGCATCTCGAAATGGTAACCAAGGTGCTGGGCTATGGCGAAAAACTCATCTTCTGTTAGGTTCTTAGTGCTGGGAAGTTCTCTGCCAATAAAGCTACATACGAAGTGTAGGCGGGCTTCTCTGTCCTTAAAGCGTTTGCTTAGTAGAGTTTGGAGGATACAAATTTGGTGGGGTTTTATTGTGGTTTCTTTTTTCATTTTAAATGGCGTTTAAACGTTGTTTAAAAATAGCTCCTCGCCTTAGTGGGTCTCATAAAAGCGTCCTCTTATTACTAACGGCATGCTAAGGGCGGAGGAGCATCTTTTAACCGCCGAGACGGCTAAAAGTGTAGGTTATGCGGTGGCTTGTTGCTCTTCGTACTTTTGGTGTACAGGGAAGAGGTGTTTAATGTCAGTACCAGGGGGAAAGTCCACCGATGAGAGCGATAGGGGTATGTTGCACTTTTTGCCTTGCTCGTCGAGGGTATTGGCTTCTATGTAAAAGGCGGAACGCTGTGGGCGATAGGCTTCGGCGATGATGGTTACGGCATCGGTAAAGGCGGGGCTATTGAACTCTTTGGCTACTCGGGTGAGTTCGAGTACGCGGGAGGCTTTGAGGTTGCCTTTGGCGTCTTTCTTGAGCAGGCGGTTGATAACGGTTACGAGTTTGGCGCTGTCGTCGTCTTTAGCCAGTGATGCTATAAAGTCGCGGACTTTTTCGATGCCTGCATTTACGGTGTCGTCCCAGTTGTCGATGACACGGAAGCCGTAGGTGATGGTGTTGCCGTGGGTATCGGTGAAGGTGTGGCTTTGCTGGTCGCCTTTGACCTCGTAGACTTCGTTTTTGGTATCTAAGAGAATTTTAAGAGCTTCAAAGGTGTGGAGCTTTACTTCTGCCATTTGCTCGGAATAGGTTTGTAGCTTGCCGATGATTTGTGGTATGGCTTCATTGACGAGGGCTTTGTATGCCTCGCGGTTTTCGTTTTGTGCTTGTTCACGGCGTTGTAGTTCGGCTTTGAGCTCTTCGGCGGTGAGTTTACTTAAATCTACTGTCATAATTGATAATTGTTATTTGTTAATTCGTTTTCCGTATTTTTTGAGGTCTGCCCACCATCGCACGCTATCGCCGCTAATGCCTTGAGGTAGATAGCGAATGGGGCGTTTTTGTTTTTTGGCGGTTTTGAGGAGCTCCTGGGCGTGCTCTCTCATTTTACGATTGATGTAGTCGTAATCGCTTATTTCGTTGAGTTCTATTCTCATCTTGTGTTCGGTTTATCTTCGGTTAGTGTTCGGTGCGAGCCGCAGGGGCGGTTATTTTTTTGAGGAGTACACTGGGGTAGTAGTTTAAGATGTTGGCGGCATAGAAGCTAATGAGGTCAAGCATTTCTTCTGGGGCGTAGATGCTGATGTCTTGCCCGTAGTGTCGGTGTATGGCTTGCTCAACTATTTCGTACCATTGATCGTCGTACCAGTTCATTAAGTTGTCGTGGGTGATGAGGGTTTTGAGGTGTAGCCCCCGAACCCCCGAAGGGGGACAAGCTAAAAGGTGGATACACCAATCTATATAGAACTCATATCGGATGTTTTCATACTGCAAATAGGTGAGCCCTAATTGGTGGGCGAGGGCGTGGCGATAGGTGATTTGTTGGGGTATTGTATTCATAGGTGTTAGCTGTTAGGGGTGATATTAGTGTCGTAATAGAGTTGTGCTTTCTCTTCGTTGATAACGAGGGTGCCGCCAGGGCAACGCCCCGATACGTGGCAGGCGAGTCCTTCGACTCGGATAACGATTTCAGCAAGTTTCTTACAGAGGCGACCTACAGCGAGGTCGGGTTCGCCTTTCTCTTCGTGTGAGATGAGTATAAATAGGGTGCTTCGGTATTTGCGCATCCACTCGCGTAGTTTGGGTGATGTAAGGTCGTCATTATATACCGTGGTGTTATCAATGATGACTACTTTGGGGCTTCGCTGTTTGCCGAGTGCTTTTTCTATCTCGGTAATTTCGGTATAGGGTACTATTTTGAGGCGACGATTGGAGGGGTTGAGCTGGGCTCGGCGGTAGGCGTCTTGGAATGTTTGGCTGGTGCCTTGCTCGGCACTGATGTACATAGTGGTTTCGTAGGAGCTAAGGTGCTCGGCAAGTTTGAGTGAGAACCACGTTTTGCCTTGTTTTTCTTTGCCGTATATGAGCCAAAATCCTGCTACTTCGGGGTTGCCCAGTGCTCGTGCCCATTCGCCCTCAAAAGGGAAAGTTTTATAGGTTTTTTCGAGTAGTTGTTTGCCGTATATTGCTTTTATTCGTGCCATTGTTTTAGCTTAGTTTTATAAGGTTTTCTAAATAACGTAGTCGTTTCATATCGGAGGCGGTAGCGTCTTTCTTACCGCTTGGGTTGAGGCATTTTCGAACCAACTTATCTACATCGCTTTGTTGTTTGGCGTTTACGATGGCTACATCGCCCAGTAGTTGTATATAGAAGGCTTTGCGGTCGTCGGTGCCTTGGGGTACAATGGTTGTTATATCGAAAAAGCGGTCGAATATTTCGGCGTATCCTACTTTCTTGTGTGCAATACCGCTTTCTATCTTGGCGCGTAGCCCGTCGGCTCCCATCATATACCAAGCGCATTCGCCTTGGGTAGCGTTCCATAGTTCTTTGAGTTCAAGGAAGGCGTTGTAATCAAGGTCGCCAGCTTCGTCTAATACTACAAGAGGTTGCTCTAAATAGAGGAGGCACATTTTAATAGCAGCTTTTACATCTACATAACGCCCTGTATCGTCCACGCCTATGGTTTTGGCAAGCAAGCGAATGAATTGCTGTTTGGTTTTGGCTTGTGAGCAGTCTATATAAAAGGCGTTTTTCTGCTGTTTTACGATGTGGCGTGCGCAGAAGGTTTTGCCTATACCGCAGTCGTCTACCAGTATCATTGATTTGCTGTAAGTTTTGCAGTATAGCAAGTTGTCTTCAATTTCGGTGTAAACTTGTGTGCGGGCTACTTTCCAGCCATTGTCGTTCACTTGTACGCCGAGTTGGTGGGCAATTACCAGCCATTGAGTGTCGGATAATACTTTATCTATTTTGCCGTTTTTGATTTGTGAATAAATGGCGGCACTTAGTTTAAGGCGTTTAGCGTAGGCAGTGTCGGAGCCTCCGTAGTTTTCGCGGTCGGCTAACATAGCTTCGCGTACTTTTTGTTTGAATTGGGCTTCTATTTTCATTATATAGCGTATTTGTTTCTCCAAGATTGGGTGTACTCGGTACCGGTACTGGGGTTATACAATATTTGTTTGTCGTCTTCGTCTAAGGAGTCGTAATCGGTGAGTATTTCGACTTCTGTGGTGTTGGTGGCTTCGTAACGTTTGAGGCTTGGGATAACGAAAGCGCGTTGGCGTGCGGGTGCGCGGTTGATGATGCCTACTTCGGCTATTTGCTTGCTATGGTGCTGTACAAAGCGTACTATGGTCATTGTATAAGCATCTTGTAGGGCTTTGGCTACCATATCGGCTTCTGTTTGCTCGGCACGTGCGCGTTGGAATTTTGGCATTGGCTGCACTTCGCATACATAGCGACCGCCGCAGTAGGCTATGGCTTTGATAAGTTCACCCTCGTTGCTGTCGAGCCAAAATACTTCTATATCTTTGCCTTCTATCTGTTTCATTTTCTCAATAAGGGGCTCGCCAGTGAGTATGTTGCTATCTTCGGCGATTGCCATTTTTTGGCGATTTAGGCTGATGTAGCCTTGTTTGCAACTTGTTTTAACGCTGTAGCCTATATGGGGCAGGATAGCGCGGTAGTTGGTTTCGGGGAGACTTTCGAGCTGGTTGTTTAGGAAATACTCCCAACGGCTCACTTCGGGGTGCTCATCGTGAGGTTCGTTGTTCCAGTCCTCTATATCGGCAAGGCGTGCCTGCACCAGTTCGTTGTAAGGGATAATTTTAGTAGCTCCTTTGCCTGCTTGGTTGGCTTCGTTCTTAGCAAAGGGGCGTGCTATCCAACCTTCGGCGTATTTTTCTTTATTGTTACGCATCTTGCCAAACATACGCTCTATATATTTACCGCGGGCATTGTTAGCCTCTACACGCACCTTTTGAAACATATAGCCCTCACGTAGGAAAGTGTTTAAAAAACTGCTATTGAGTGAGCTTTCGCACTCTAACTCGAAGGGTAGTTTTAAGCCCCATTGGTGATAGTTGCGCACCAGCTGGCGGTAGAACTCTAAAATGATACCTTCTTTGGTTTTACCATATACGAAGGCTGTCATACAACGGCTGGCTACATCTATGCCGATATAAAACCAAAGGCGTTTGCCTTTGTCATACCAAAACGGCGGTTGGCGGTCGTCAATAGAGAGGAGCGATCCTGCTTTGGTAGGGAGTTCGGTTTGGGCGTAGGGGATAAATTGCCCCATAAAGGCTTGTCGGTTGCCAGAGCGGAGGCTGTAGGTGGCGATTTTAGTTTCCCAAGCCGATAGGTAGGCTTTTATGGTGCTTTCGCTAAGGGCGGGGAACTCTTCGGGTGCGTACAGCTCGCCAGTTTCTTTATTAAAGACTTCTATATATCCGCTAAGGAAGGAGTCGTATTGGCGGGCTATATCGGTGGGGGTAGGTTTGTACTCTTGCCCTACGAATAAGCCTTTGAGGACTTCTATTACGCGCTCATCTACCTTGCGGGCGTTTTGCTTACCCTTGCCGTAAGGGTCTTTAATCACTGAAAGCAGTCCGTCGTTTTTAAAGGCTTTGAGAGCGTTTTTAAAGTGGCGTAGGCTTTCGGGTAAGGAGTGCTTACGGCTGGGTGGCAGGGTTTCGTTGAAACTTAAAGCATCAGTAAGGAGGCTTTGTGCAAGCCCTTTGGTAGGGCTTTTTTTGTGTAACGATTGGCGTACGGCAAGGCGTTCACTCTCAAGGGTTACGAGAGCCTGCAAGGTAGTAGCATTGATAACATAGCGGTCTATCTCCTCATCGGTGAGAGGTTTGCCCTGGCGTTTCCAACCCGCATAGAAGCGGATAGTTTCGTCTTTCACGGCATAGTAACGCTCAAGGAGGTGTCCTTCTTTACGTGGGTCGCCTAGGGCCTGCTGTATGTCGGTAGGCAGGGTATCGTAGTCGATAAGGAGCTTGCGCCCATTGCCACCCGATTGGAGTTTTTTCACGCCGTAAGGTTTGTCTTTATGGCGTGCCAGCTCGCTTTGCAGAGATTTTAGTACATTCCAATAGTGGGGCACTAACTCTTCGGCTTCGACGGCGACTTTATTATGTAACCAGAGGTATGGCATATTTTTTTAGTTTTTAATTGCTCCCCAAGGTGATTTTGCTTCACCAGCGGTTGCTGACAGTCGTACTGACTTGGGGAAAAACAACAATAAAATCAAAATATAAAAAACGTGATGTGGTGTTATTCGCGATACTTCACTGGTTTTTGGTAGTCTATTTTTTCTCTTTTTATGACAATACCTAAGAAGGTAGTGCGTATCTCTCTGCCGATGATAAGGAAGTCCTCATTGAGTAGGTAAATGGTTTTTGTTGTCATTTTAAAAGTGTTTTAAAAGGTTTTTAAATGCTTCCCAAGGCGGTTGCGAACCGCTACGAATTTTCTCGCCGTTGGTCGTACCAACCTTGGGAAATAATTACTAACTTTGTGGCGTCTAATTTTAATTTTAGTAATTATGATAAATAATATTGTAAAAGACCGTATTCTTACTGCTTTATGTAACTTGCAGTGTTTTGAGTCTATGATGTTCATTGATTTAAAAGAACTTCTTTCTGAAACAGAAACAACTTTTGATGAGTTGCAGGCTATTTTAATGCAATTCCAACGTTTAGGGCTGATTTCTGACCTTAATATGCGCAGGCATTCTCCTAAAATCTATTTTGTACTTTATTTAGAAGCCCTTGAGTTTAGCGATAAAGGAGGCTTTCAAATGCAAGACGAGATGCTGAAACTTACGCTTGAGAAGCTGAAACTTGAGGTTGAGCAACTCTCAAAGGACTTCCCCGAAAAGGCTCTTACTTTCTCAAGCATTTTATCTAACATTTCGACTGTATTAGGTTTCTTTATTTCCAAGTAAAAGGTCTAGGGCTTTCTTAATGTAAGAATTCTTATAAAGTTCTGCCTCCTTCTTAGAGTAAAGTAGTATTTTGTCTCCCTCTTTTACAATGGTTTCAATGTACTTTACTCTTTTTGCCATTCTATTAATACCCTCACAAATGCAAGTTTGTTTGATGTTAATCTCTTGTAGGGGCTCTTCTGTTAGCTTTTTCATAGTGTTACGCTTCATAAAGTTTTAACTCTAATTGTACTACTTGTGGCAGTCCTTGGACCTTGGTAAGCTGCTGATAGCCGTTGCGCAGTTGCAAAAGGGCTTCGGCAAACTCTCTGTTGATATACCACTTGCCTTCGGCGGTGCGGTAGAAGTGCTGGGGGTGCTTTTTGATGCGGCGATGATACTGCCCACTGGTAACTGAGTACTGGTGTAATAGTAACCACTCTATATAAGGCAGGGCTTCCTTGCCGTAGACATTGAGAGAAGGAGGCATTTTGATACGGGTAAGGGCTTCCAACTCCTCCCAACGACGATTGACCTTAATACGTAGTTCCACACTATACCCAGTGAGGAGGTCGAATGTTTGCATTCGTGTAAGTTCAAAATAGGGGTCTTTTCTTTGTCGTCCTAAGCCTAAGTCACTGATTCTGTGTTTTAACTCAATTTTGGGGAGATACAATTTTTCATATCCTTTGTTGAGTTCACGAATATCACGCATAACGTTGTCGTGCCGTTTACCTGTTAGCTTTGCAATCTCAAAGCTGGACATTGTTTGCTGAATGGTGTTAATTAAATTGTTCATTTTGCTGATAATTGTTAATTAAATTTTCGCGTTCTACTATAAGGTAATAAAAAGCTTTATAGGCTTTCTCGTCTCCTCTTTGCAAACGCATTCTCGTAGCATCAGTGCTACAATTTAACATCTTAGAGAGCGTATAAATATCGCCCGTTTGTTTTTTTTGTTCGCAAAAGCGAACAATCTCAGAAAATTGTATTACTTTTGTCATTATTATAATGTTCGTTTGTTTTAACGGGGCAAAGATATAGAGATTTCTCTAATATACAAAATATTTTTAGAGAAATTTCTAAAAATATTTTATTTTAATTTGTAACTATATGAATATGAGTACGAAAGAAAGATTAAAAAAATATGTAAAAAGTCAAGGATTAACAATTTCTGCTTTTGAAAAAGCAATAAATGTTTCTAATGGCTATATAAATAGTATATCCAAAGGTATTGGAGGTGAAAACTTAATGGCTATAATAGAGAAGTCTCCAAATTTAAATATTAATTGGTTATTAACAGGAGAAGGCGAAATGCTTAAAAGAACTGAAAAAGGAGGTATTAGCCAAACTATTTCGGGAGATAATAACACTATGTCGGGCAATGATACATATATAGGTAATAACGACAAGGAAACTATTAAGGAACTAAAAGAACGCCTTTCCGAAGCAGAGAGAAAGTTGGAAGAGAAGGACCAGCAAATAAGCAAACTAATCAATGTAATCGAAAAACTAAACTCAATATGAAAAACGTGAAACAGTCAATTAAAGGAAACAACAACTTACAAATTGTAACCAACAATGCCCCCATTATTCACACTGGGAAACTAACTGCAAAGGTAAATGTAGTACACAACCCTGAAAAACATATCTCAGATGCACAAGCCCAACAAATTAAGGAGAAGGTAATAGAATGTGCTATTATACTTGCTTCTGATGGGAGTAGTAAACAATCTCTTATTCAAAAACAATATGGGAAACTTTATAGAAGATATAGTATAACTAAATATTCTTTATTACCAAAAGAAGAGTTTGAAGATGCTATAAAATGGCTAAAAAGAGAAGTAGCGGCAAGTAGAAAGGTTTTAAAGGAAAATGCCCCTACCGAATGGAGAAAAACACAATACACCTCAATAAATGCAAGAGGCAGACAAATGGGGATGGATAGAGAAGCTCTTCTAATTTATGCTACACAAGTATTGGGGTTAGCTGACACCTTATCTTCTTTAAAAGACTTAGAAGACGACCAGCTACAAAAGCTCTACAATAAGATGTTTGGAAAAAGGCAATAAATTGGACACAAAGTTGTAGAAAGTACGTAATGTATAGGGGAGAAAAGACACTTTTTAAGGGGTAACAATGTGAATGTCTTGTAAATTAATGATTTACGATATATAAACAAATGCAATATACCGCCAACTCGGTAACATATTCTTTCAAAATGCCCAAAATAGTGTGATTAACCCCTTGAACTCGTGCGCTAAAATATACGCAATTGCATACCCAACTGCGTACCCAACTGAATACCCAACTTTTTTAGAGGGTGTTTTTGGGCTTTGCTGGGTGGGTACCTTTTGGGGCTATTTTCTGCCCCTCAAAAGGAGGTTTTAGCGGTAGCTATAAGACACAAAAAAACGCCCTAAATGGGCGTTATTGTTGGGGTTTGGGGCTTTTTTGGGGGTGTTATAGAGGGGTAATTACGGTATGCGGTATTTTAAGGCTAAAAAAGGGCTTTTTCAATTACGCTATATATACGGTAAATTACGGTATCCTGTACATTTCATTTTGTCGGGCTTTTTTGTAAGTTGTTTATTTATAAAGGTTTAAGGAGTAGTATATGTACATTTCATTATAATGTTCTTATAAGACTAAAGTTTAAGGAAGTAATACAAAAAAGATTCTATGAATTAACACAAAAAATCAGTAATGATGAAGATATTATTAAACAATTAGATAGTAATTATAACACAATAGATAAAGAAAAAATATATAATGAGATAAACAATGAATTTAGGAATTATGTTTCTTCAAAAGATTACAAATCTATTTTAAGAGTGTTTAATAATAAAGGCTTGATAGCTAATTCTAACTTATGCAATCTAACAGGTTTAGGTAGGAAAGAAGCATATATAGATCTTGTTTTATCTCTTTTAAAAAAGGATGATGGGATTAGTAATACAATAAGAAAAGCTATTATAAACCAAATACAAAGGAAATAGATACAAAAAATTATTTTCTAAAACTTTTTATGTATTAGATAATATGAAATAATCACTTTATGCTCCGTTTATTCTTATTCCTTCTCCCTTGCCTTGCACTGGCACAATATCCTAAAGCAATGGATTTTAGCAAACTCTATCAGGGTAAAATAGACAGTGTCGCAGTTATACATCGTACGGGCTGGACAAAAGAAACTTCGTGGCTTGGTGCTCCTGAAGAAGAACGTATTACTGAGAAAAGAAAGAGGCTACCTCTATCCAAAGGAAAGCGATTGCTTAAAATATTGCAGGATAAAACAGTTTATAAAGAAGAATATCCTTTGCTAAATGATGTAGTGAGTAGTTTCCTATTCTATACAGACGGAAAAGAAGTGCTTACTATACATTTTTTTACGGAGACCAAGCAACTAACAATGTATAAGGGTGATGAACTTATTTTTGTAGGAATGAGCAAAGGGAAACTTACTAAAAAGCTCATTCGTTATCTGTATCCTAAACTTTCTGCTAAAGAACTGTATATAAATTTCTTTATCCTATGGGAGGAGATTTAGAAACAACAAACCGCCACTTATTTATATAAACCGTCTTCCCCTCACAAAATAAGGTATTGCGGAACAACGAAAGGGGAATGACTCCATTGTATTCATTATTGGGAAGAAAGATAAGATAGGGCTGAGGCTCACTCTAAACAAAGTTTGCAAAACCGAGGATACCGTCTTTCGTTTTTTCAGGGACTTAATTGGTTTTCCCTCTGTTTAGAGGTCTTCTCTTTCTTATTTTGATTTGATACAACAGAATATTGATTTACAGCGCTAAATCACATAATATTCCCAGAATAATTCACTATCAGATGAAAACTTGTGAGATAATGTAAAGTAAAGGTTTTTATACAATTGTAATTTCGTGTAAATTCGTGAAATTCGTGGGAGACTTTAGGAAGTTTATCTTATGATATTCCTAATATCAAATTCACGTTAAATTAGTGTTAAAGATTTCATACTTTACAAAAAAAATAGTATTTTTGCCCATTCTTACAGCACTAAATATAATGAAAAAAATCTTATTATATAGCACCTTTGTAGGGGTTTTTATAGGGCTTGTAATAGCTTGTACCCCTAATGCTAACACCTACTACAACCGCCAAATGCAGCCTATAGTTACTAAGTACAATGTGCTTTTCAATGGTGAGGAGGCGTATGCTAAAGGGCTTAACGAACTACGCGAAAAGTACCAAGATAACTTTAGTGAAGTCTTACCTGTAGAACCTATTGGGCTCAGTGGTAAGGTGCAGTTAGATGGTATGGGAAATCCTAATTTCGAGCGTGCTGAAGATAAAGCAATCAAAACTATCCAGCGTCACTCTATGGTCTTCAAAGGGGTGCAACGCAACTATAAAATAGATGATGCTTATATGCTTTTGGGAAAAGCGCGTTATTACGACGAGCGTTTCTTCCCTGCTTTAGAGGCATTCAATCACTTGCTTACCAATTATGGTAAAAGTGAACGCATCCCCGAAGCTGCTGTATGGGCACAAAAAACTAATCTTCGTCTTGGTAAAGACAAAATAGCGATTGAAAAACTCGCCGAGTTTCTAAAAGAAAATCCTAAATTGCGTCGCAATGATAGGGCAGAGGCTTATGCTACTTTAGGGCAGGCTTATATCAATCAAGAACAATACCCCCAAGCAGCCGATGCTCTCTATAATGCAGGTAAATACACACGTAACAAAGCATTGCGTGGTCGCTACTATTTCATCGCTGCACAACTCTATGAAAAACAACATCAAAAAGATTCAGCTGAGGTAGCTTTTGAGAAAGTTGTAAAACAGAATTGGAAAATTCCGCGTAAATTATGGGTAGAAGCTCAAGCTGGTAAAGCGCGTAACAAAACTTTCACTCCTGAAGAAAAGGCAGAGTTTTTAGCCTATTTGCGTAAACTCGAAAATCGTTATGAACACAAAAACTACCTCGATGTGCTCTACTACACTCATGCCGAATTGTTGAAAAACGACCAGAAAAAAGTCGCTACCGATTACTATCGTCAGTCTTTGCATAATAATAAAGACAATAATCCGCTAAAAGCAAAAGCACATACACGTCTTTCCGAATTATTTTTTGATCAAAAAGACTACATAGGGGCTTATCAACATTTGGATAGTACCCTTACCTATATCCCTGAAAATACTTTTGAACACTTATATGTGCGCCGAAAAAGAGATAATTTAGCTAAAA